CCCCCACCACCAGGAGATGATCCGCCACCGAATCCAGAAGATCCCAATGCACCAGGTCCAGCACCAGAGCCACAGGGAGATGCTCCAGCAGCGGCTAACGAAGTAGGGTTGTTCCACATCCCGGGTGAGCCGCCTGAGGACGACTGGGTGGAATTGGGCGTGCCCAACCTAGCAGTGCAAGCCGTGGAGGGTGGTGTAGTGCACCTTCCACGACTCAATACACTGTCGATATATGAAACCGTCAGAAAAGCGGCAGACATGGGAGCAGCTGTGAGGTTAAATGCTAATGCTACTTCATGTCCCCTTTTGTCATTGGCCAGAAGGCTAACTGATTTAAAAGCTCGAAATAGGAAGGCACGTGACAATGCAAACAGCTGGAAGGGAGGCCTGTTTGTCCAAGTAGATTTGGCATATCAGGCGCTACGTATGGCTCAATTCAGCCCCAGGAACGCTGAACTAGCTAAACGAATTTACACCAGACTGGGCATTTGGGTGGACAAAGAGTGGGATACAACAACATGGGACCCCGAAGTTCTGAATGGAGCAATAATGGCTGCGGTCATGTTTGCGATGGTGCCGTCTGAGCAGGAGATGATGTTCAGAAACATCATGGCTGACAGAGAAAGACTGTCAGGTGCTAATAAGATACACGCCATGATGACAAGAGATGAGTATGGCACCAGATATTTTGAGAGGGAGCCATGGAAAGAGTCATCGATCACTGGTAAGTGGTGGGTGAGAATGCTCGCATCCATTGGACTGGGGCATGTCAGACAGGGACCCGCAAGAACCTGACAATTAGAGGGCCTCCCAGCTATCTGTTGCGCTGACTTTATTCGTCCAGCAGCAGAGCGGATTCCGGGTAGCTGGATTAAGATCCTCGAATGGAACTGTGATACAAAAAGGAAAACCCGTAGAATACTCGCGGGTGTCCCATATGGAGGCTGTGGCGTTGTTTACACGCATGGGGACTGCGTTTGCAACGAGGAGTTGGCACTGGCTAATAGACACCATGCTCCTTTCCCAGAGTTCAATGCCAATGAGGTGCGTAGGCTAAGACAGTGTGCTAAGTGGTTGCTGAGGCGCGTCTTTTATAACAATCCTGAAGGTGTGCATCGGTGTTCAGCAGAGGAGGTTGTGAACTCCTATTCTGGGGGTAAGAGATGGAATTTTGAACGTGCAAGATTGTCTCTGCTGGATGATCCTGATGTCACCACCTTCGATGCAAAAGTGAGGATGTTCATTAAAGACGATAAGTACACTGCCTCATTGATAACATCGCAACCGGAGGCTTACGCTGGCAATGAGTTTATTGTCAAAGCACCTAGGGCAATTCAATTCAGGCAGAAAAGATACTGCCTAGCTCTTGGCCGTTACCTTAAGCCAATAGAGCATGCCACTTGGGAAGTGACAGACAGGTGGGGGGCTCACATCTTTGCAAAGGCTAGAAATTCGTTTCAGCGAGCCCAGGATCTGCGACTGAAGTATGACGGCTTTGTTAAGCCAATGGTCTATTGTCTGGACCATAGCAGATTTGACTCCCACTGTCATGAGGAGCTGTTGAGGCTGGAAATGTACTATTACACCAAGATCATTAAGGACCACAGATTGCGTGCATTGTTGCAGATGCAACTAAGAAACCATGGGTCCACTAAGCATGGCACCAAGTACTTCGTTCCGGGAACTAGAATGTCCGGAGACATGAACACTGGCTTGGGAAATAACATTATAAATTTCTGCATGTTGAGACAGTGGTTGTTGAGTACAGGCGTCCGTGGTGCTCTCTACTTGGATGGTGATGATTCTGTAGTTATCATAGAGAGCGATGATGCCTATAAGCTCCAAGATCCGGAGCTGTACTTTCAACAATTGGGGCACGAGACACGCTATGCACAGGTAACAGCTGAG